CTGCTGCTGCTTCCCATCCTATATCTCCGCTGCTATCTACGGTGAGGACATAGTTATCCGAACCTACCGTTAATTCAGCGGTAGCAGCACTACCGTTACCAATAAGGAGGCTGCCCCTTGCTAAGTCAAATAGATGGGCTGCGTCAACAGAGTTATCTGTGTAGTGCTCTGAGTCAATCGCATTGTCAGCAATCTTTGTGCCATCGACTGCATCGGCAGCTAAGTGTGCCGTATCAATAGAACCGTCTGTATAGTGCTCCGAATCTATCGCATCATCTGCAATTGCGTCACCGTCTATAGAATCAGCACCGACAGACGATGCTATATGGGCTGTTTTAATAAGTTCAATCGACATTTAACTCTCCTTTACGACGCAGGATTGCCACTACCAAGGGCTTCACACTGTAAAGCAGCACTGGAGCCACCAGTTCTGATTGCGCGGAAGTTCTCAATATCATCCGCACCATGAATCATAAAAACATCTCCAACTGCGTACAGTTCACCATGAGCCGAAGCTGTAACTGCGTTGGTTGGAGAACCAGCAGCATTGGCCTCTGCACTCGCACGAATCTCTGCGGTTTCTACAGTACAGCGGACGCTAACGATATTCTTATTCCCATCAGCGTGGTTAGGTCGGAGCGAAGAATCAATCTGAACTCCCCCAGCAGTATTATCTACAGTGAGTGTGTTCCGACCTAGGGTTCTAAGTGCCATAGCTTTCTCCTTCTAACAAAAAATACCCCATAAGCGGGGTATCCGTACAACCCCGCCTTTTGCGTATGTGTCGGCAAAAAGTTGTTCTAAAGTGGGGGGTTAGTTTACACCCAACCCCCCGAAAGGTGAGTGGCAGGAGCCTCTATTCGAAATTAACGTCTATAAGTTCAGCGTCTGCACTTGTAACTCTGTGAACCGCAGTCCCAATGATACGGATGTTTGCGTTTGATTCATCCAAGTCAGCAGGAGTAACAGACCCTGCTGTACCTTCACTGGGTCGAACAGGCCCACCTTGAACTGTTGTTCCCTCTGCAATCAGAGCACCTGGGCCTTTTGTAAGAACCCAGCCATAGTAGTCAGCAGTGAGAGCTACGACAGTAGCTCCTACCATCTGCCCTGCGGGAACTGCACCGAGTGAACCTGTTGCGACAACAATAATCTTGTAATACTTGCTATGGGTTAAGCAAACAGTAGAAGCAGCAGCAAGTGCTAGCGGAAGACGGTCATACAGTTTGAACTCAGCACTCCCACTTGTCGCTACTGCGGGGTGGCTTTTAATCTGAACACAGGTGCCTATTGCGGTACCAGAGTTTATGTGTGCCCACCCGTCTGCGTACTCATCGGCAGTAATAGCCGTGTTCCCACCATTGGTAACACCCGTCAAACTGGTGGAGTTGATAGCCATTGTATCTACTGCCATGTCGGTAACGTCACCGTTAGACTCAATCACAGGCATCATAACGACTTTACCCGCAGTAATACCTGAAGACCCGTTAAGAACATACCTGAATACCCTATCCCCGATTTCCAGTTTGGTTCCAAGAGGGAACTCCTGTGAACTGGACTCTTCGTAAGGGTTAATAAAGTCAGTTGCGTCCCCAACTTGGGAACGGTCAGTAATTCCCACACTAGGGTTCATTACCGCTATTCGTCCAAAATTAGTTGTCATTAGACTCTCCTTTTTACTTCAAAATCTAAGCTGTAATAGCTGCGTCAGTGATGTCATAGATACGGCCTACACTGAAAGGGCCACCAGCCATAAGACCGAAGTAACCTGTCAGGCGCAGACCAGCAGCGTCGAAGTCTTCCAACTTGTCGAACCGTTCCATTCTAAACGGCTGTCCAAGTGCGTTGTTGTCGCCTCCAAACCCAAGCGTAAGCCCAGGTTGTCCAGACATTACCTGTCCAAACTTCACAGCGAGGATGGAATACTGGCTTGTACCAGATGAGTTCTTCTGACGTTCATTAGAACCAACACCAGTGTTTGCCTGTTCAGCAACCATGTAGTCTGAACGGACAATAGGTACACCCGCGTAAAGAAGAATAGGCTTACCAAACTCGTCAAGACCACGGGCGAGTGATGTAAGAGGCATGTTCGAGCCAACACCAATCTCCATGAGTTCGTCGAATCTGGCACCGATTTCGTAGCTCGTAAGCCAAGCGTCAATCCCGCCTTTCATAGCGTCACGAAGTGACCGCATGTTAGCAAGGGAAAGTGCGCCTTCACCTTCGTCGATGTCCAAGTTGCCAGACTGAATCTCAGCCCAAGCATGAAGGCCGTCGAATTGTTTGGTTCCGTAAGTAGCGTCGCCGTAAATCAACTGGTCTTCCACACGTCGAACCATCGAACCTGTAAGCTCAATGAGTTGCTGTGCTTCGTAGTTGTTCACGGTGTCGTAGATGCTAGCCACCATTTTGTTCAATGGTGTCTGGTCGTAGATAGTCTTGAGTTCCGTCTCACGCTGCGTGTAGGTAACATTGTCGACCCATGTCAACGTGTCACCAATGTCAGCGTTACGTGCGCGACGGTCGTATGCGGTTTCATTCCACTGAATAGAAGTACCCTTAGCTTGTGCTAGGGGAATTACTGGCAATATCCCACCACGGAAAGTGGTGGCTGTGCCGTCCATTACGCCAGGAATCAGTTGTGCTTGACCGAGCTTCTTTAACTCAGCAAGACTCGCCCAATGTCCACCTGAAGCTGCCATGTTACCCTCCCGTTAATCAGGAGGAAGAAAAACTACGCCCGTCCTGCTGCCTTGTCCATAATTGCCATAGCAAGTTCGGTGTCAGAAAGGCTTGACTGAGAATTTGCAGCCGTTGGAGATGCCCCAGGAGTGCTTGTTACTCCTGCAATCGGAGGTGTTTGCGGTGGGGTGGAAACTGTAGGCTCTGTAGCTTGTACCGAAGGAATAAGTCCTAGAGTACCTGCTGCCACCTTCTGCAAAGTCACCTGCATGGCACTTGCGTTTAACTCAAACTGGTTGCTTCCCTCCAACGCAGAGACTTCATCATCAGACAAGTTATACGTTGACTTCAAATTAGTCTTTATATGCTGGAGTTCAATCGCCCTAAGTCGAGCAATTTCATTTGCCATTGCTGCATCGTCCACTGTTGGAATTGGGCCAGAAGGCTGTAGGTTTAATTCTTCTACAGTTTTCGCTAGCCCATCTGCTCTATTCTTTTGTTCATCGCCGTACTGACGTGTGTTCTTCAACCTCTCTGTCAGTTCTTTGATTTGGGTCGCTTGGGATTCCAACGTAGGTGTCTCGGCGGGAGGGATGTTTCCATCCGTCGCTGTCTGAGACGGAACCACATTGGGTTCGGCCTGAATGGTTTGTTGCTCCATTACTTCCTTTCAACCCGTCTGGTCTAGCCAGGGAGGGGTCTATGCAAAGAATTGTGAATTAAATTCTAATTGTTGTCAATCCCTATCGTGGGATAATTTCGTAAAACTGTCGCAACCAATAATCTAAATCTCCATCAAGGTCATCTTTTATTAAATGTGTTCTATACTGTTGAACTACACTTCGGAGTAGGGACTCCCCTGGAGTTTTTCCTGTTAAGTTGGCTAACGCTCTCGGTGCACCTGAGGCAATAACCATTCTTTGGTCTTGGGAACTTATTTCTGTAGATGTTTCTATACTTCTAAGGGTTTCAAGCATCGAACTATTTCCTTTTGCGTACCAATCAATAGCTTTCCTCGTGTTAAACCAGTCCATATACCCCCGTTGGATACCCCGCATATACTTTATTTCAAGCTCTGTACGGCCCTCTAGTCGGGTATCTTGAAATTCTTTAAGCATCAGTTTTTTGTTACCACCGATTGTATCAATAAGCTCACCTACCACTCGGTTCTGTTCTTCGGTTACTAAGTCCCATCGAACATGCCCATTCAGCGGATTCAGAAACCTTTCTTCTCCAATATCTACACCGAAGTACGCTTCTGCAATTCGGTCTTGAGGATGTTTGTTTACTCGTTCCATATCCTCGTCGGTAAGGCCAGCCGTGTTTCGTGCAGCTTCCCATACGGCACTCTTCCGAGCGTACCTAATTTTACGATTCTTCCTCCACTCTGAAGAAGATATTCGCCCTTCGGACAACTTATCATCATCTTTCATTTGTTCGTCTAGAGTCATATCTTTCCATTTGTCATACTCATCAAACATCTTAGCTTTTGCCTCAGCGATTCTCCGCTCCTCAACAGTCTTGAAAGGAATATTGATAGACATATACTCTTTCTGAATATCACCGAAGGAAGAGTTATCCATTAGTTTTCGTAACTGCTGCCTTTCATTTGGAGACAATGGCTGTTCTTCAAATATGTTTATCCCTTCGCTCTGAAGTCGTTCCAACTCTTCCACAGATATTTTAAAAACCATCGCCTGTGCTTTCTTGTACTCCGCTTTGTACTCTTCATATCTTTCTGGTCTGAGCCTGAGCAAGGAAAGAGTGCTGTTAAGAACAGCAAACGCACTGGCTCTTTTTTGGACATCTAATTTTTCGTCAGATGTCATATTCACTGGGTCGTACCCTAAGGAAAAAGCGATTCTTCGCTCACCAGCTTCGCGGAACCTTCCCATTCGTACTGCTTCAGCCACGCTGTTAGTCGCGTCTAGTCCAAGAACTGACCCAGTGAGCAAGGCTGTGTTTACCACAGACTCCATCATCGGAGGAAGGTTTTCTCCAATTTCAAACTCACTTCCATCATTCCACGACGATATTCTTGATGCTGTGATTGTCCAAGGAAATCCAGGGTAAAACCCCCAACGCTCAACAGCATTAGCTGCTTTTTCTACTTCTCCTGAAACTCCTGTGTAGCGTGGTTCATACTCTTGGGCGAAGGCTTTTTTAATTCGGCCTATCCCCAGTCCTCTATATGGAGCAGCTTGCATACCAAATACACCCGCGTCTAAATATCCGTCATCAGTAGAGTTCCAGTAACCACTTTGAGGGCCACCTAATCTATTGGCATAAGGATGGGCGACACCGTTTTGAATCAGCCGAGGCCAAATATTCTTAGCGTATGTCCAGAAGGGGAAGATATGTTTGAAAAGATAGTCAATCGCATCTTCATCAGCGTAGTTAGTAAAAGCCTGTTTTGATTCTCTAGTGGTATCTCCAAGGGCTTGTTCCCAAGGACTTCTTAATGCTTTACGGAGTTTATCAACATCTTGAACCGCTGGAGAAAGGTAGCCAGCAGCAACAGCTTCCCCCCTGAAGTGTCTGGAAGCAGCTTCTTTAGCTAGTTTTAACGAAGGGTAAGTTGCAGCATCTCCTATAGGAGCCATCCCTTCTGCGGTGGCGCGTTGTAACCTCCATTCTTTTCCAGAGCCTACAATCTCACCTACATCTTTCGCAGGGCCAGTTGCTCCAGTTACGGTTTGACGAATTGGGTACGCCCCTCCAATTTTTCCTCCAAAAGAAGTAGTTGGAAGTGCTCCTCCCTTTGCTACAGCAGCTTGAATATCAAGGGAATCAGCTAATTCGTTAATCCAGACTTTAATATTAGCCTCCTCAGTAGGAGATAAACGACTAGCTTTAGCTAGTTTCTTTAAGTCCTTTGTTAACTCTCCAAGTTCTAGCTGCTTTCTCGCCAACAAATCCCCATGACCAATGGGAGTCTTGATAGCTTGAGCTAATGGGGATTTTTCGTATCGTGCTACAAAATCTTCTAAGTTATCAACGTGAGGGCCAACCCCGAAAGCGTCCATGATTGTAGCTCTTTTCGCCTCTCCCAAGGCTCCAGCCATTTCCTTTCTGTGAGGTGCCCAAATATCTTGACGAATATGTCTCCATTCAAGAGCACTAGGTTTCTGTGTCATACGGTTACCACTACCAAAATGCTCCGCGTGTCTTAGAATGTCCTCTTCCCACCGTTTTGTTACTATTTCTAGTGTTCTTTGTGAAGTTGCTACAGACTCGTTGACGTTAATCCCCATCTTCTTAGCAGCTTTTATGTACGCATCACCGATTTCTTTGCCTTTTACTTTAAGTAAGTCCTTAAAAGCTGCTGCTTTCTCATATGCCTCCGCCATCAGTTTCTGCTCCACTGAGCCAAACCTGTCTCCCATTCGGTTAAAGGTAGCTTCCATGTTAGCAGTTAGAATCTGCTCAGCTTGGTTCAGAGCATCATGGAAGCTAGTCATTACGAAAGCTAAGTCATCCTTATTGTTCAGTTCAGCATGGTTAAACTGTGCAAGGACGTTATCAAACCATTCAACCTGCGCTTCTAGGGAGTTCGACAGAATATCCTCTTCATTACGCAGAGCGTTTTTCATAACAGTATCCACTAGACGGCTGTAATCCCCTTCTTCGATTCCTTTTTCAATTATCCGCTTAGTGGAAGGATGAATATTTTCAGCGGAGAGCTTATGGATACGTTCTAGCATGTCTGCTTCTTGGATTTGAGGGCCAGTGTACTGTTCAGCTATTTTACGCAAACCACCAACGTCACCTTTGGCAGCAAAGAGGGTGGCCTTCTGCAATAATCCATCTGACAATTCTAAAACGTTCGTCTGTGGGACAGATTCCAACTTCCGCAAAAAGTCCGATACTAAAGGGTCTTGTTCTGCTGCTTCCGCAAGGAGTCGTCTAAAGTTTGTTTCTTGCCGTGAGACGAAGAAACCTCTGCGGAGCGTCTCACTTATCTTGTTAGACGCATCCATCCAGAAACGGCCTAAGAGACTAACACTAACCTTACCTATTTTTTCCTGACCAAATATCTTTGTGGGCAGGAGAGTAAAATCTGCTTTTCCTCTGTGTCTTTCTCCAAGCATACCTGCTAAGTCAGATATACCTTCTCGGCCTTGTCTTCTCATTCGTTCAAACCCAGGAATGTTTACTCCCTGAAATACTTCGTTAAACTCTTTAAGAGTTCCCCCTACTTTGTCATAGCCCACACCATATTTGATGCCTCCAATTTTTATTCCTCTTGGAAGTGCACCGCCAGCAGCCATAAAGTAAATATCTTCAATCGCATTTCCTACTGGGTACATGGGAAACGCCAACACAGCTTCGGAAAAGGGACGCATCATATATCTTTCAATGGTGTTCCGCCAAACAGCGGTATAACTTTTGTCTACCCCATTCAAAAGACGGCCTACTATACCTTGAGTCTGGCGTACAGCTTGGATGCCACTTCTAACTTCGTCCCCCGCCTGTCTGGCAGCGTGTAAGCCTAGGTGCTCAATAGCTGCCATCGGCCCCAAAGTTCCTAGGCGGTCAATAAATGTCTTCTGTGACTCCTTCGCGGTAAGAAGAAACTCCCCCACCTCGTCCATTAGTGCGGAATCAAGAGGGTTGTTAAACAATTTTGTCATAAGACTAAACTTAGCAGAGTCAAGCGATTCAATTCCTTGTAAGTAGCCATTAACAACGTCGTTAATTTCAAGCTGCTTCATAGGAGTTAGTTTCATGTTAGGGTTCTGCTCTAAAGCCTTCTTCACCCAACTTGATTTTTCATATGTCTTCTTATTTACAAATACATTCTCAATAGCTTCACGGGTGGCTAAGAGGCCATCGTCGGCTTTGTGTAGCTGACTACGGGGAACATTAAACAACGAGTCAAGAAAGTTCTTTGTAATAGTTGCATCTTCCCCAAAGTTACGAACAGGAAGCCCACTATGCCTGTCCATAGCAGCCCCAAATGCTGAACGCACTTCATCCCGAACAGTAGAAGTTTTATACGTCAGACTCTGAGTGCCAAGCCATGTCCCTTCAATAATCTTTGCAGTGTCCCCAGATATTTCACCCTTATCCACAAGCTGTTTTAGTCCAGTAGTCGTTAATCGGGAGATAACTCCAGGGGGAATACTTAGTAGTTTACTAAGACCTCTTACTGTTCCTTGTGTCGCTTTCATAGTTAACGTATTGACTGACCTGTCCGCTGCGCCTAATAACTTTCCTGCACGACCAGGAGCCTTCGCGTAAAAACCAAACCCTGTATACGTCAAAGGGTCAAGCATTATAGAAGTTATTAACTTCTCTCCCCAAAACATACTCTGCCGACTGTTTTGGATGTCTTGTCTTTCTTGCATCCTGCCCCACCAGTTTGACTCCTGGTGTACACGAGACATTTTCCTACGAGTTTCGCGGTCTTCCATAGAAGTTTTACCACCAAACTGCTTGTAAGCGTAGTACGATGCTATATCCCCTGGAAGGGCAAGCGCGTCCACCATAGGGCCAAGGACTTTTCCTCCGAATTTAGTAAAACCCCCAAGAATATCACCAATAAAACCTCTGTCTCTCTCCTCAGGGATAACCCTTTCCTGTGGAGCACCAAGAGAAGGGGCTGCTGATGTTGGTTGCCTTTGACTTTCTGCTATGTTAGCCAAGGCTTCGTTTAGTTTTTGAGCAGGGGTCTTAACCCCAGTATCTTCTGCCATATCACTCCTTACTAGAATCGAACACGTCGTCCACCAGTTAAAGCAGTACCTTTAACTAACTTAGACCCCTTGAACCCTGCGATTCTTGCTGTTCGTGCTTTCATTGCCTCAGGGAGAGCAGTACTAAGAAATTTTTGGAACGTTTCCCCTCTGGCTTTTCGTCTTTCCACAGACCTCGCTCGCTCAAACCCTTCAGTCTGAGCAAATAATGTTCGACGAGACAACTCTCCTGGTTCTAGTTCTTCTGGCGGAGGTTTTTTACCCCCCTCTGGAATAGTTACCGTTACTCCTGGTGATACTTCGTACGTTCCTGGTTCGGTTAATTCAGGGTAAGCGTCAAAGTAAGGCTCAGGTTCAACAAGAGGCTCATCTGTATCAACCCCTACAAGTCCTGCTGCTTCCCTAGCTTTCGCTACCGCAGCATAATAGTATTGGTCAGGTTCAGCGAACCCCGCCTCGTACTGACCCCGCAGTAGTTCCAAACCACCTTCTTCAGCTAAGAACTTATACACGTCTGGCCTCTGCCACTCTTCAACGCTAGCCATAAGAGCTTCTACATTAACGCTCAATCGCATTTTTTCTTTCTCTGCAAGAGCGTTAGCCCAAACTTCTTGCGAAATCTCCACTCCACCAGTGTCATAACCAAATTGAGCCTCAAAGTCAGGAAGAGGAATCCCTTTAGCACGCGCGTCTAATACTGCTTTAAACCTTTCAGCAGGACGTGCTTTTATTTTATCTATCTCAGCTTGTAGTTCTTCTGGAGTACGTTGGGCATACTCCATACCTCCTGCAATTTTGTCTATTTCACCTTGAAGATAATCTATCTGTCGCTGGTCTTCTCCAGTTAATCCTGGAGCCATTGCCTCAAGAGCAGCCCTTCCAACGGGACTGGCTATAGCCATCTCGACAGAACTAAACCCACTTAAAGTTTTAAGACTTTTTTCTTTGACTGCTTGTCCTTCTAACAAAGCAGTAAAGTCTGTTTTAAGCTCAGTGGGAACTATCGCACCTTCAGGCGTTGTAGTCCCAAATGCCCCCGATTCAAACAAGCTGCGAGACAGCGCACCTAACGCTAAACTAGGGTCACTTCCGTTATCAGTGAATCTTTGCATCAATGCTGCACTAAATTCCGTCGGGTCTTTGCCTTGTGCTGTCCAAGCAAGCTGTGCAGCCCTTTTGTAAGTATCCCAACCAGCAATGTTCTTCTGGTCTTGCACATACATAGCAGCATCATTTATCTCACGTAACCGCCTAGTATCTTCTGCTTCCTGTGCTGCTGCCTCTTTAATATTAGCAATAGATTTTAGGTGCAACGGCTGCCATGTTCGCGCAACTATGTCTGATACTGCTGACTCAAAGTCAAACTCTTCCCGTTTATGCCCTTCAACAGTACGTTCTAACTCGTCTTGTTGTTGTTCGTGAACAGCCTGGTCAATAAGGACTTTAGCTATCATTTCGTCTGTTCTGTCACTGAGAGTCTTAATCGCTGCCGTATGCTCAAGCCCCTCATCCTGTATCTCAATCTTTGTGATTTCGTCCGCAATAAGCGGAGCTATAACTTTATCCTTTACTCTGGAGTCTTCTATCTCCGTGAATAAAGGAGCTATCTCCGTCAGAACGTATTCGACAGCTTGCTGCCCAGTCATTGCATGGAGTGCGCTATCTTGTTCGCCTCTTAGTTGGATGTAATTACGAAACCTTTCCATATAGTTCGATTTGTTCAAAATATCAGAGATTGCGGTAGCAGGGAGTTCTCCAGACTCTACTAAGTTGTCTAGTGCTGTGTTAATCGCTCCATTAAGTCTGATTTGGTTAAACCCCATTGGGTCTAAAAAGTCTGGATTTATATTTTCCACCAGAACACGCATAACGCGCTCGCTGTATAGGTTTCTGTTAAATGTGCGTGGTATTTCTATCTCCAACGCAGTTAACGCTGCTATGTCTCTCAGGTAGTCCTCATCGTTCTTGTCTATCTCGCCCCCATACTTTGCGTTGTAGATACCTACTAAAGTATCGTCTTCCTCAACTACAGGCTTCTCCCCTTGTAGAGCCTGTTTTAAAGATGGTACTCCTCCTCCTAGGAGGTAACGGCTGGGTTTTTCTCCAGCATCAGCCGCCATTCCCAGGTCTTTTAGATTACTTAGTTCTAACGTGGAATTTGTGAGAATCTCATTAAGATAAGGAAGATACGCGCTATTCTTGAATATAGCGTCAATTCCGTTTTTCAACTCAAGGTAACTCTTTGCCTCTTGTCCGTAACGAACAGAAAAGTAAAAATGACGAATTGCGTTAAGTTGGCCTTCAGTTGGTTCTGCATCTAAGTGACCCTTTACTGCTGCGTAAAACTCGTCGTAGAACAAATCCCCTTGTACATTACTAAGTGCATTCTGCGGAACTAATTGTCCTGCTCTGCGTAAATCTGAAACCCACAGGTCTTGGTTCGCAGCTTTAGTGTCCATCCCAGTAACGTATTCAGGAAAAAGTTCATCCACACTAAAGCTGTTCTTCATAAATTCAGCAGCGGTCTGAGGCGTACCAAGTAGTGACTCTTCATATGGGTCATACCCTAATTTGTACGCAGCCTGTTCAACAATTTCGTCAATCTTGTTAGTTACTGTTTGTACTGCTTCCTTACCCATTGTTCCACCAGGAAACATCCTACCGAGCAGCCCTGGACGAGCCAGCCTCACACCTATTTCTTTAGGTACTTCTGTAGTTCCACCCAAAGACCAAACTATGTAATCCATTTCAGTTGGGCTTGGCACCCTGCCCCATCGGGCCTTAAACTCATTCATTACTACAGTAAGTGGAGTTTGACGTCTCCTGTTATACGTAGTCCAATCTACTCCTGGAAGACCCATTTTTTATCTCCTAGCCAATTTAGTTACTACCGTTAGGTTTTCGGCTAGTACCTAATAGCTATCTTCCTGGCCAAAAACCCAACGGTAAAATATAATAAGTAAACAACTAGAATTTCTACTGAGGTCGTTCTAAAGGTCTTTGTTGCGCTAAATCAGGTTGGACTTGAGGGAATACCCCTGGCTGTGGAGGCGGTGCGTTTCCTTGCGCTGCTGTTTCCTCGAACTGTGCATTGAGCCGTTCAAAAGCAGAACGTAGAATTGCTTCGCCTCGCGCGTCGCCCTCCTGGGCACGCGCCTCGGCCATTTTATCTAAGGCTTCCAGAGCGAGTGCTGCCTGTACAGCAGGGTCTTGGTACACGCTGTCGTCGTGGATTCTTTCCCTCATTAAATCAGGGTCTTGCAGTTCAAGGACTTTATCAGCGATGTACTCGTAATCAGCAAGGTCGCCTTGTGGACGGAGAAGACGGGCGATGTTTGCCTTGGTTATCTGGTCTGCTGCGAGGTCTATGGGTTTTGTTATACGGAGGTTTGGTCGTTCTGGTACGTCTTCAGGAGACAGTACAAGCGTGCGGGTTTTGTTCTCAAACACACCACTTACTCGTAGAGTCACTCCAGTACCACCCCATCGGCGTTTGAACTCTGCCAGCCAGCCAAGGGAGATTACTGTCTTGGCAAACTCAATGCTTTCCTGAGCAGGGCCGATTACAGTAATAGCTGCGGAGTTTAATTGTTCCAGAGCCACACCGCTGAGGTCGAAAGGAGTTTGTCCGAACATCGTCCAAGGGAAAAGCGCACGTTGTTGCATCTGGTCTAGGCCAGCATGAGCGGACTGGAATTGTGAAGTGTAGGCTTGTTTTGCGATTTCGTGGACGGACTCATTCAAATCAAGGTGAACGATTTTTCCAAAATCATCCGCCGTCATTACTCCGCGACGGCCCATTGTCTGGTCGACGATTGTTTTCTGCACTTGGTCTACAAGGTCTTGCATGTTGAGTTGCCAAGACATGTTTCGCATACGGTAAACCATTTGACTTGGGACGAGGATGTTTTCTCCCCAGTGGGCTGCTGCGTCGGAGGGGTTTGTAAAGTAGTTGGATGCGGTTTGCATACCACCAGTGGGGATGCTGACAATGGGGATGCCTTCGGGCAAGTCTTCAAACTCACCCCAGACTTTTTTATCCTCAATAAAAATAGCATGGTACACAGCGTATTTATCGTCTGGGAATTTTTCTTGTTCCCAATGGTCTTTAACAGTCATAAACTTCTGGTTCTGTTTGAAGTTGACCTTGGATAAGTCCCAACCCTTCCGTACTCCTTCACGTTCCAAAGACTTGGATGATTGCTGGAATACACGGTCAACAGCGAGAAGTCCGTCTTCGATAGAACCAAATTCGGGGAAGGTTTGGGTTGGGTCGAGAGGGTCTGCTACGAATATAGGAAATCCGTCAACATCCTGAGAAACATACCAAAGCACATCAATCATCCCTGTACCAATAGCCCAGTCAGCTATCTGTCTGTCAAAAGACTCCCGTCCTTGAAGGCGGAGTTTGAAGTCGTTTGCTTCCCAGACGTGTTCGAGGAGGCGTTCAGTATCGGAGTTGATACGGTGTTGGGCTTCGTCCTGTTCAGTAGAACGTGGAATGGCGTAGAGGGACTTTCTTCGGGAGAGCATGTGTTTAGCAAGGTTAAACCCAACACGAACATCAGGAGTGATGAACTCTCCACCAACGGGGTCAGCGGACTTCATCATCCGCATATCATAGGAATCTTTAACTGTCTCCAGCCAAGGTTGCCAAAAGGCAACGTGTTCTTTGATAGCAATAAGAACGTCAGCATCGTCGGGGGCAGGGAAGGTGCGGATTACAGGGGGTTGGATAACAGGGGCTTCGAGAGGAATCGTTTGTAGATTTGCCAACTACAGTCTCCTTAGCCAAGCAGGGCCGTAAGCCTCTGATTTCCTCCTGTTCCCTGGCATTATAGCTACTGCTTGGTCTTTTGCAGAATGACAGTGGAGTTCGGCAAATACTAGGTCGTCGTCTTCACCATGATATTTTCCGTCTTCTTCTTCAAACCTCATAAACGCGCTGAGAACTTCACGGTCAGGAGAAGTCCACTGTTTTGTGTTTACATAGTCTTTCATGTTAGATATTGTGTCAAGTCGAGAGATAGAAGACTTCATTGGAAATCCTACCCGTCCGTCCCCGCCTACAACCACGTCTTTGTAATGAACGTAAAGGTTGGGATAGGTGTGAATTTCCTGTAGTGCCATGATGACAGTACCGCCATGATTGTCACGTTCTACGTTAATCAGGGCGTTGTTGTAGTCCGCGCCTACTTGGGAGAGCAAACGGGCAAAGTCGCTTGGGGATATTTGTCCACGGATAGTCGCAACGTGTTGACCATCAATAACTTTGCGGACAACCGCAGCACTGAGGTGAGAAGTTGTTAGTCCCTCAGCAGGGTCGGCACCGATGACATAAGCGGTACCCGCGCGAGGGAGTTCCCAGATGCGGACGCTTCCCCCGTGGGTTATGTGTATTGGAGGAGTAGCCAATGCGTCAATAGATAAAAGATATTCATTATCAAACAGTGGAGTTCCTGCGTATACCCAGCAGGTGTAGGGGTTTTCTAAGTATTCCTGCAAAAACACAGACATAGGAGAATTAGGATTAGACGCACCTGCTAGGAGGATTTGTTGTCGCCTCCACGCTATTTGTTCCATGCTGAGTCCGTGAAGCGAAGCGAGAGCGGACTCTTCTGCTGTGTAGGTAAGCGGAGGGGTTGATAATGCGTAGTCGGTTTCCCAGAACCAGGGAAGCACATGGAGCTTAAAACCATTGGTTCCACTCATAGCACCTTCGCATAAAGAACGAAAAGCACCCCTGCTAGACTTAGGAGTGCCAATAACAATAACTCTTGAATCGTGAGGTAGTCCCATAGCCATTTGAAAAATCGCAGTAGCTTCCTTATCATCCCACTCTCCAAACTCTTCTACTATCATTCGGTGTAGGGTTTCACCACGGCCTATGCTTGCACTTCCTGATGTGCCAAAGTAGATTCGGCTTGTTGAGGCGAGGTTGTGTCTTTCATCAAACCAGCCGAATTGCATAAGGTGCGCTGCGTCGGTGATAAGTTCTGGCTTCCACTGGTTCTGGGTTTGTGCATGGAATAGTCTTGCCCGTGCACGATGGGGGCCAAGGGTTTCATCTTCTGGTTTCTGAGCGATGATGAGGCTGTTCAGTCCAGGTTTTACCATGCTTTCGCTAATAACATCAGCATGGGCTATTGTTGAGATTCTTACCTGTCTGGCCTTGAGGTAGATGTCACGGGGAGTTCGGGTACGCCAGTAGTACCGTTGGGCAAGGGTAGGAATAAGGGGAACGACTTTCATGTCTTTGTTTACAACGGCAAAATTTTTTTCTATAAAATCATCGCGGTGGTAGGTTTTATAGTTGTTAATTGCCTCACGGACTTCTGGCGTAATGTCCATAGTTTTCCTAAGAGTTAATCTTTGGGTCGGTGTACAACGTGATTGGAGGTTGTTCGGGTTCAGGAGTTAACGGTAATTCTAACTGCTTCGCTTTGGGCTTTCGTACTCGCTTCTTCTTTGCAGTTGCGGGTCGGTAGATGTCTTTGATAGTAAAAGCCAGAGAAGTCATCGCGTCAACTAATGCTTTGTCGTCCTTAGCGTTTACCAGAGCCTTAACCCCACTTTCAAACTTTGCATACTTCGCAGGATTAGCCTTCGCCTTAGCATACATCTTCCGTATTAACTTGTAGAGACGAATAATATTATTCATGCCACTCCTTTCTGGTAGTTACACTACCTGTATTCGTTCAACGAAACAACCAATCCACCGCATAGGAAGTCCTCTAGCAGGAATAGCGAGTTGCTCCATCTCTCCCGACATAAACTCTACTCTTTCTAGTTCTTCTTCTTGCAAGGATATTTTTCGTCCGTTCGTCCATTCGCCCGTTACTTGGAATGAACCCATAGGTTCGCTCCCGTCGGTGGTAGTCCGTGGCATGAAACGGATGTAGTAGTTTGGTTCGGGGTGGTCGTTGTCCAGCGTGTGGACTATGTAGTAGTAATCCCCAGGATACAAGATAAGAGAGTTCTCTAAGTCCTGGTATTCTTCAAAATCAATAGAAGGCCGTGAACCAAGAAGTTCGGGGTCTGCCCAGTGCAGCGGTAAGTTAACCCCTGCTGTTTCGTCTGCCATTGTTTTTCCTTTCTAGCCAAACATTCATCTGTGCGCCTGGGCCTAGGTTATTCTTCTATTAACTACTTGTCAAGCGACCTTCTGCTTAGACGGCGGAGTGGCTAGAAATATTGTGTAATTTTTATTTGCGTACAAAAGGAGGTTAAATGCTTTATATATCAAGGGGGGGTCGATTTCGCAGACCCCATACGGTCGGGGGGGCCGTTCTGATATGTGGTAATAG